GTAGTACCTACAGGTTGCTGATATACACCTAAGACATAAGTACCGCCAACACCCGGTCTATTAATGGTCAATTCAGCATAACCAACAACATCTGGAGTAAATATTGTCATATTACTCTCCCCACAACTGAATCTTTCAGGTTACCTGTCTCTACTAGAGGATTATCATCACCTTTCATCTCTATAGTAAATTCACTGTTACCTGGTGTATCGAAGTCATTAATAATATCAGCTACTAATTTACCAGCCCTATTGGCTTCTGGTTGTAAATCAACTATACCGTTGATTTGTTTCTTAGCTATATCTTTTAATATGTCAGTAGTTTCAAATCGTCTAATAGTATATAGATGCTGGAAAAATGGTCTAGGAGGTATATTTGATCCTTTATCACCGAAATACTGAAACCTAGCCATTGCCGCTGTATCAGTATATCTAGTATCAGGATTTTGTACATCAGAGTTAACCCCTTGAAACCAACCTACTTGTACCTTCTTTTTTACTTTAGCTTTAATACCATTAAGTAGTTTTTTAAGGCTTTTCTCATCTATGTCCATGAGTCTTGACCTAAGCTAAAAGGTAGTGCAGGTTTATCTGGGTTAGCATCTCTAGCTGCAATATCAGCCTTAGATATGCCACCAGCATAGGCTGTTAATGTTTTACCAAATCCTGCTTTCTCATTAGCTCTGAAATCATCTGCTAATTGTTTGTACTGTAAATATTTAGACTCTGCCTTAACCTTTATTCTACCTGCCTCTTGAGATACTAACCTAGCAAACTTGCCAGCAATTGCTAAGCAAGCATGATAGGCAGTTTTAGAAGGGGAGCCATATTGCGTTAATAGCCAATTTATTTCCTCATCAGAAAGCAGTTGGTCAGTTGTGTTGGTATCACCAATTATGAATCTAACTGCATCTTTATCGGAAGAAGATGGATCACCGGTATAGCTCCAAGTCATATTTAATCACCTACTTTTTCTTTTTAAAGCCTTCTTTTTTAACTTCCACTTCTACTTTAACTTTCTCTACTGCTTCCATTAATTCTGAGATAGACTCATCTACGTCAGATTTAACTTCTACCTCAACCTTATCTACAACAGGTACATAAGATGATGCAGTATTTTTTAAATCTTCTTCTGTGCCTACTAAACCTTGAGCACACAGCATTTTAGTTCTTGCTAAAGCGATCTGTCTCAGCTTATTAGCTGATTGACCCCTTTTAGCACCTTCATGGTCTACTAACCAATAAAGGTTTTGGGTAACTGAGAATCCCATTTTTCCTCCATAATTAGGGTAGCAGATTTACCACTACCCTATATAACCGATTAGATAACGGTGTGAATAAACGTACCTAATTCAGGAGCAATAACTTTATGAGCAAAAGAAGATGAAATCTCAATTCTTTCAGCGCGGATAGGCTCCATTCTTAATCTACGTACACTTGTTCCATTGATGTCATTTCCAGGCATCGTCCAGTTGAAGGTATAACCACATGATGGGGTTTTCTTACCAGGACGTGGTGCACTGTGACATATTAGGATAGAATCAGCACCGATGAATACGTTGTTCTCAGCAGCACCTTCATTAGCAGTGTTAACAACACCTTCAGATACTAATACTCGTGCACCATCTAAAGCAGCAGATAGCATATCTTTAGTCACGTTAGCAGGAGATACGCTGTTTGATCCGCCTAATACACGTGAAAGAAAATCATCATTGCATGAAATCGCGTCCCACACTCTAGCACCTAATACGATGGTGTTAGGTTTATAACCAGCTGTTCTTACTTGCATATCACGGATAACATCTTTCAAACCAGCAATAGGCTTAGAGGTGGGTGACGTTAATAATCCACCGAGCTGTGCAGCACCAGTTGTATCAACTGCCCACACACCTGTTTTGAAGAACTCATCAAACCACTTTTTCTCTGTGAAAAGCAATTGTTGAAGTGCTAACCACTCAGATGCTTCACTACGAAGATTGAACTCTTCATCAGCATTGTATACTTCTTCATCTGCAATATCTTTATGTAATGCAAACATTTCCGTTACATAGCTATCATAGGTTACTTTGTATTCACCACCAGCAGACTCTGTTCCAGGTGCACGTGGTTTCATTTCTACGCGATTCCAATACTCACGTGGATATTTCCAGAATTTATCTGAAGCTTTAGCTACATTGATTACTGGGAAGATTTTATTAGCAACAAAACCTTCTTGTGATTGCATAAAAGCAACTGAAATATTACTCAATGGTACATCAATATGTGTACTATTCATAGATGGATTAGGCATCTTATAACTCCTTAGATTATATTATTAAACTTTAACTGAGGTAAAGGTATTTTGCTCTGCTAATAACACGGTTACTAACTCATTGTTACCACCACAAGCCGCTAATGCTGTTCCTAAGAATCTTGCACCAACAGCAGCACCACCTGCTAAACATTTACCGGTAGCACCATCTAAATATACAGGTGCATTCAATGCAATAGCTTCACCAGCTACCATTTTAGATACACCAGATACACGTACTGCACAGGGATAACCAGCTCGTGGTTGATCTTGCAGAACACCAAATACTACGTCACCGTTAGCAGCCGTAGCATCAACTTTACCAGTTACTAATTTAACTGCTTTATATTGCTTATCCGTACCACCATTTAATGGATCGAAGTTAGCATTTGAAAGGAATACACCGATATCACAACCTTTGTAAGAAAACATTATTATACTCTCCCGTGTTTAATTTTAAGCGCTTTAGCAATTGCCATAGGTTGGGTTAAGCTCTTATCTTGACCCATTAATTCTTGAGCTTTAGCTACTACATCTTTCTCAATACCTTCAACTAAATCTGAAGATGATTCTTCTGAAGTACCAGACTCAGTGAACATCCCTTCATTTGATTTAATAGATACTGCTTTATTTAAAAGCTCTACCAATGATGAATAATCTTCTGGAGCTTTGTCACAGAGGTTTTTCAATAATTGGCCATGCTCTTCAGTGAAACCTAATTGATTGAGGTTCTTGGCAACTTCTACGAACTCTTGAGATCGTCTTTCTTCTTCTTGTTTCTCAAAGTAACCTAAAGATTTCTTCAATTCTTCATTCTCTTGTTTCAGAGGTGATACTGCTTTCTCAATCATCTCATTGATTAGCTTTTGTCCTTCCTCTGATTTAATAATATCCTCTAATGGCATATCAATATTCTCGCTTTTTTCTGTTAAGTATTCCGTGGTTTGTGGTTGCTGTTGATATGGGTTCTCACCAACAATCCTATCTTGCACAGGTTGTGAATCAGTTTTAGTTCTGATATATTCACCTAAGAAGTCTAATAATCCATTCATAGACTGCTGTAGTGGATTACTAATAGGTAAAGGTGCTACAGGTGCTGGTTGTGCTTGGTTTAATCCAAACATTTGAGCAAGTGTACTCCTTAACATATCAATATTCTTGATTACAACTTCTTCATCAGGTGATAGTTCTTCCTCAGCTTTTAAGACTAAGAAACCATGACCATTGGCTGCTTTATCAACTAGACTGATTTCTGCACCTTCTATGGAGAAGTCAAAATCGTATAACCTTCTTTTAGCTTCTGGCCTTTCTTCTGGCATACTATTTACCTCCATCTATTGACTCACCTTTGGCTCTGCAACCAATGGAAAAGCCTGTGAACAACCCGTCTTTAACCATTTTCCACTCCTGTTCAGGGAGCTTCATTGTCATCAACCAGGTACCTTTCTTGACTAGCTTGCCATCGATAATATCATCTGACTTTGCTTGCCAACTCTCAATTACCTGAGCATCTGACCCTACTGCATGTTGCAATTTGGTCTTTCTGCAAAGGGTATTAAAACTAATCATAGCTTTATGTATCTCTTCTTCAGAGTACAGGTCACCATGTAAATCTACTTCCTCTGGTACTAGAACTATACCAGTAACTTCCCTTAGTTCATCTGATGATTTGCTAATGAAGCTGGTTTCATTGGATACTTCTTTAGGTAAAGATATACCAAAAGCGTCCTTTAAGAATGTCTCAAACTTATGTATTAAACTCATGAATGTCTACTTCCTCCTGTAGGTTTTCCTGTAGATGTTGGTGATGGTACTATTCCACTTTCAGTTTTAGCAC